GGTTAGAAAGTTGATGGAAGTTCTTACTTATGACATTAGGCGAGGACACTTCCGAAACTGCCTCTGTTTCAAACTTGATTAAACTTCAGTATTGATAACTTCAGTCCATTGTTGATCTGATTCAGACCATACATAAAACTTTCCATCGTTTGGATATGGAATTGGGGATTCCCATTGGCAAGTATCTTCATTAAGAATCCAAGATTCATAAGGTTTTGGTGCAATAAATGCATCACGATCTACATCGTAAGTATATCCAATACCTGCATAGTTTTTTCTAAAGTTACCATTATATGAAGTTTGTCTCCAGTATTCATGGTTATGTAAGTTTATTAAAAACTCAATGCCTTTAACTTCTGATTCAACTCCATCAATAGTTATGACATCATTATTTACTGAATGAACAGCAAGGACAATATTGTTATTATCTAATTTTGCAAAATGTGCCATTAGTAAGTAATACTCCCATCACCATTAAATTGGTAGATATGATACGAACCAGATGTTGTATATGTTGGAGATCCAGTAGTTGAAGATGCTGCTTGAGTTGCTCTAATAATAACTACACCTGATCCACCTGCTGCACCACCAGTACTGTTGGCATCTCCGCCACCACCGCCGCCACGATTTGCAGTTCCAGCAGTTGGAGCAGTACCACCTCTGCCACCGGTACCACCACCACCTGAACCAGCAGTACCACCAGTACCAGAAGTATTTTCTGTGGAGCCACCTCCACCACCACCGTAAGTTACTGATGAACCAGTAATGCTTGATGCTGTTCCAGCTCCACCATTACCTGCTGTCCATGAAGTTCCAGCTACTGCTGATGCGTTGCCACCTGCACCGCCAGTACCACCACCGCCACCTGAAGCATGGTTACTACTCCAACCCGGAGATGTACCACCGTCATAACCTTGGGCGGAAGTTCCAGCACCACCATTATGTGTTATCTGTTGGGCTCCAGCTCCAGCACCACCACCACAGCCACCAGAGTTACCAGTAGCGTTACCACTAGCAATATAACCACCACCACCACCGCCACCAGTACAGGTAATTGTTGTTATACCAGTACCAGATATAGATGAATTAGAACCATTGTTTCCAACTGAGGCACTATTTTTCTGGGCTCCACCACCACCAACTGTAATTGTGTAAGTAGTACCGGGCGTTAGACTTAAAGCAGTTTCTGCTGATGATCCACGACCAGAAGTTCCAGCAGATGTTCTTAAGCCACCTGCTCCACCACCACCACCTTGGTTGTATCCTCCGGATCCACCACCAGCAAGAACAAGAAAATCAGCAGTAATAGCTAACGCAGTAGTTTGATCCCAAAACTTACTGGACTTTGTACCGGTACGAATACTGGATGTAGAAAATCTACGAATAGCCATTATATTCCCACACCTCCGTTGTATAGCGTGTTTACATTAGCTTGAGTTAGTTCTCTATTAAAGAATCTTAGTTGGTCAATCTTTCCATTCCACCATTCTCCCCCATTGCCATTTGAACCAATAGCCCATCCAGCAGTTCCACCATGACCGCCACCATTATTTGTCATGGTTACTGAAGTTCCGTTAATCCAAACCGATGGAGTTCCATTATATGACGGAATAGAATAAACAACATGATACCAAGTTGTTGTGTTACCAGACATACCACTTGGGTTAGGGCCAGACCAATGGTTTGAATTACCGTACATTACTGTTGGCCCTTGAGGCCATGGACTATTAGTAACCCAACCAATGGTTAATCTGTAAGTAGCAACACTCATATTGATTATTTCCTCTACTCCAGAAGTAGGCTGGAAACCAGTATTGCTCTTAACCCAAGCAGATATTGCAACTGGATATGTTGATTTTACAGAAGGTATAGAGATATTGCTTGATGACCCATTGAATACTGCGGAATAGCTATCAAGTTTATAGTCTGTTGAAGAGTATGTAACATTTGATGCAGTTCCGTTGTAGTTGTTACTTGTGTCGTTTGCATTATTTTCAAATCTCCATAATGCAATTCCGCTACCATCACCAAATACATCTACTGTTGATGTACCTACAATAGCTGTAGTTTGATCCCAAAAGTTTTGATACTTAGGAAACCCTGCACCTATGCGTGAGTTGCTAAAGCGTGATACAGCCATGGTGGTTAAAGCCTTTCGTTGGATTAAGCAGCTAGTTCAGAACCAAATGCGGTAAATGTCAAAGACGATGAAGCCGAGGCGTAGCATCGAATCGAGTTACCAGCAGCAAGGGTGACACCTAGTGTCAATGCAGTCGAATCATTAGCAGCGATTGCTACATCGTATGCAAGGTAATGCTCATCGGCAATCGTTGTGCCAGATGTAGGCTTTACTGCAATACGGTATGTACGAGCAGAAGCAGAACGATTAGCAATAACGATCGTTGAGACTACTGCTGCGGAAGATGACGGAACTGTGTAAAGTTCCTCTTCAGTTGTTGCGGCCGCTGCTTTGCGACCTAGTACCTTATATGCCATTTGTTATGCTCCCATCAGAAGGAATGGATCGAGTCCGGTTGTGTCTGTCGATTTAGCCAAAGGATACCCTCCGGCTGTAACACCATCGTGAACCACGAGAGTGTCTTTATCGGTGTCAACAGTTACTTCACCGACTAAACCTGTGAATGATGCGTGTTGGGCTGTTGTTCCCCTACGCAGTTGGATTGCGAATGCTGGCATTCTTATGCTCCCATCATCATCATTATATCTGTCAATGGATCAGTAACAATGGTTGCCCATGATGCTGTCGATCCATCAGTTGTTAAGTATTTACCGCCATTACCAGTTTGACTTGGAAGGCTTACTGGAGCTGCTGCCCAAGTAATACCATTGGTAGCGGTAGAAGAAGCAGTTAATAGATAGCCATCTGCACCTACGGAAAGAACAGCCGCAGTATCGTTGGCACTCGCCACAAATATGTCACCCTTGGCATTGAAAGATGTAGCCAATAGGGCTGATCCAAGTTGTGCTGCTGATGTGGCTGCTGAACTTGCTGATGTGGCTGCTGAGTTAGCAGATGTCAATGCGGATGATGCAGAAGTCGATGCACTAGAAGCCGAAGTTGCAGCCGAGGTTGCTGATGTGGCAGCAGATGATGCTGAAGTGCTTGCACTTGTAGCAGATGTGGCTGCGGCTTGAGCATGATACTTGGCTGAGAACTCACCACCTGCAACAGCTCCAGATGTCTTGGTCGCCCAATCATTAGCCAGAGTTGCACTAGCAGTCGCATTGGTTTCAGATGTTGCAGCAGCAGAAGCGGAAGTTGCTGCACTTGATGCTGAGGTAGATGCCGAGGAAGCCGATGTAGCTGCACTCGTAGCTGAAGTTAATGCACTAGCAGCAGATGTACTTGCCGAAGAAGCTGAAGTTGATGCTGAAGTTGCAGAGGTTAATGCACTAGAAGCAGAGGTGCTTGCACTAGATGCTGATGTAGCAGCCGATGTGGCACTTGTTGCAGCAGAGCTTGCTGATGTCGCTGCATTAGCAGCGGAAGTTGCAGCATTAGATGCAATCGTTGCAATGTTGATATAGGTAGATGTGGTCGTATCAGACTCGGTAATCGTACCCATATCTCTAACAAGACCAGATCCTGTAAGTCCTGTAATTGATGTGAAACTATTAGCTGCTGAAGTAGCAGAGGTAGCCGCAGATGAAGCTGATGTAGCGGCTGAGGATGCTGAGGTCGAAGCAGAGGATGCACTTGTGGCTGCTGCTGTCGCAGAGGATGCAGCGGCTGTAGCAGAGTTAGCGGCTGATGTAGCCGAGGTTGCTGCTGAAGAAGTCGATCCGAATACTGTATCGATGTAAGACTTAGGCACAGCATCGGTAGATGCTGATGGGGTTCCAAGATCAGTAATCTTGTTATTGCCCATTGACAAGGCACCAGTCATTGAATCGCCAGCCTTGGAAACTTTAGTAGCAATACTGTTTGTTACTGTGGTTGAGAAGCTTGCATCATCATTGATTGCGGCAGCAAGTTCATTGAGGGTATCTAAAGCACCCGGAGCTGCATCGACAAGGTTAGATACTTGAGTATCTACATAAGCTTTGGTTGCAGCATCTGTGTTAGCAGAAGGTGTACCAAGACCAGTTACCTTATAGCCACCGGCTGCAAGATCCGTAGCAAGAGTTGCACTAGATAGATTCTTAGATGTCAGGGTAGAAGCAACACCATCAAGGGTTACAGTACCTGTGGCATTAGGAAGAGTGATTGTTCGATCTGCCGTTGGATCGACAACAGTAAGGGTTGTCTCAAATCCATCAACTGTAGAACCTTCAAATACGATTCCTGCACCAAGAATTTCAGGGGCAGTTAACTTCTTGTTTGTAAGGGTCTGTGAGTCTGTATCGCCTACAACATTACCGGTAACACCATGGACTCCAGCAGTTGTTGGTGTTCCAGAAGAGCCGATGTGAGCAGAGAACTCATTGAAGTCACGACCAGAGATAATGTGACGAACGGTTGCACCAGCAGAGTGGGCAACATTGGATGTGCCGTCTTCTCCACGAGTAACATTTAGGGTCGTTCCACCACCAGATGAACCAACGGTGATGATCTCTTCCTTGTTGGTATCTGGGTCGATAACCAACGAGTAAGGATAGTTAGTTGGGAAGCCAGTCGTTAGATCCAAAGTAATCGATGTAACAACACCATCGATTGAGGATGATAGCGAGGCTTGCTTTGCCGTGGAGGCGTAGTATCGTGTTTGTGCCATTCGTTACCTCTTATAGTGGAGTCGGGGAGGATAAAGATCTCTTAGTCCTGCCGCTTCTAGCAGCTTCTTGCTGAAGTCGCTGAGTGTAAAGACCAAGGTAGAACCGAGCCGTTGAGGATCCTGCCCCAATAGGCTTGGTTTGATCGAGCATATCTGACTCGACAGATTGTGCAGGTACTCGAGCTGCATCGATATTCATAAGCAGACGAGCCATGGCACCGTATGTAATACAGTCAACTGAACTTGATGGGAAACCTGTAACGGTTTCATACACATCACTATCAGAAGTCAGTACTGATGGAGCTTTAGCATAGACAACCTGAACTGTACGACCCGGATCGATAGAGTCAAAGATATTGATTGTCTTGCCATTGGCAAACTCTGTTGTGTTGGCTACCTTATCGGTATTGTAACGCCGAACATTGAGCCATTCTTTAGTAGATCCAATGGTCTGCCACTTAACATCAAGAACATATTCTGTAGTCGCTGGAAGCGAGTAAGTAGTTACTGCTGAGTTGAAGGAGAAGGTGTGGGTTCCTACTGCAAAGAGTTCTGGGTAGGAAGCCTGAATAGTATCGTTGATTGCATCCTTGATGAGTTTACGAGGATAGACAGGAGCAATAAGAACCTTGGCATTATTGGCAGCAGTTGCTGCTGTAGTACCACGGAATCCTCGACCCCAAGGTGCAACGGTGACAGTCTTGGTTAGGTTGTCGACCTTATCTACATAGATGAGTTCATCACCAATCTCGATAAGACCACGACCCAT